AATCCGCTATGGATAGATGGTGGATTGGTAAACGAGAACCGATGTTTGAGGAAATATTGTTTGACATGTTCGAGAGCGTATACGGTGTACGTTTGTGGCATGGAAGGCTAACTCCAATTGCAAAGGGCGTAAAACAATTCCTTGGGGTAGAATCTAAGAAGGCTCCTTCCCCTCCTTTGCCCGACGCGACGTTGGGCTTTTTTTTGACATGAACGCTGCGGTCTACACGGCTATCTTTGGTAACTATGACCCGTTGCATTACGCGGTCAGACAAAGCGTTCCTACGGCCTTCTACGCGATCCTGGACGGTGTTAAGAAGCCTCAGGGATGGCAGCAAGTCATCACAAGCAGACGTTTCTCAGATCCTCGTATGGATGCCAAGTGGTTCAAGGTATTCCCAGACAAGTTAGAGTTCGCTGAGGATTACGTGATCTGGATAGACGGGTCGATAAGGATTACAAGCCCTGAATTCGTGGCTTACATGATCGACCAGGCCGGAGATACGATGGCGGCATTCCAACACCCTTGGCGGACTTGTATCTACCAAGAGGCCGGAGAGTGTTGGGATATGGTCAAGTATCGAGATCAACCTATCTTGGCTCAGGTCGAGCACTATCGGGATCAAGGGTGGCCGCAGGATGCAGGTCTTATTGCTGGCGGGGTTTTGTGTTGGAAGCGGAGTTACATCAATCCCCAGGCTAATCAAGATTGGTGGATCGAGATGATGAAGTGGACGCTACAGGATCAACTGTCCTTTCCGATCATTGCAGACAGAAACGGGTTGGAAGTCAATGTTTGTACAGAAAACCTTATGAATAACAAATACTTTCAGGTGGTAGCCCACCATAGGATGGCGGAGTATGAAAAAAGTTCCGATACTCATTTGTACGGTAGGGAGTCCAAGTCTTGAAATCACGTTGTCGTCAATCAAACTTTACGCCAAAGAAGCGCCTATATATCTGTCGAGTCGGGCCGAGACAATGGACGAACGAGTTTACAAATGGGTACTCAACTCGTCGGGTAATTTCGGTGATGCCTACAACCGGATCATGGACGACGCTTTCCAATACCACGATGCAGTCATCATTGCCAACGACGACATCTGCCTGACTCCAGACTCTTATAGACTCATTCTTGAGGATGCCGAGCATCTACAGAAGGCAGGGCATAAGATCGGGGTTTTGGGAGCAAGGTCGGATTACATCTTAGAGGCCCAGAACATCCGGTTCGAGGGTGGAGCAAGAAACGGGATGAAGTGGGCAGAAGAACAGACGATCAAAGAGACGAGCGTCATTGCGCCGATCTTTGCTTACATCACGAAGGAAGCCTTCCAAGCGGTTAGGTTTCCTCCGATCAATTGGTTTTCAGATAACGTGTTTTGTCATACACTAACGGTATGTGACTTTAAGCATTTTGTTTCAAGGAGTTACGTCCACCACGCAGGCAGTCAGACGGTGGGTAAGGACGACTCCAAGAACATCAAGGAGGCAGCAGCATGGATGTGGGCAAACGAACCAGGGATAGCAAAGCATTACCGTCTCCCTACAAGCTAAAAGTGCCTCCTGTACCCATCAGGTATGACCGGAAAGTAGGCATTCCTTTACAACCCAAGGAAAAGAAATGAAAGGCTTGCTTTCCCCTAAAGTGATGATTGTCGTTAAACAAAACGGCGAGGACGAAGAGTCATCAAATTGTCCGATTGCAACACAAGACATCGAGGTTAACCTCAAGAACCGTCAGAAAGCGATAGACAAGGCTCAATACGGGCCTATGAACCCTAACGAGCCAAATAGTCAATATTGGCGTGACATGGGTGCTAAGTGGCGTGTTTCTGGTGAGCAAGCCAAGAAGTCTCGTTGTGGGAACTGCGCTGCCTTCAATCAAAAGCAGTCCATGCTCGACTGTATTGAACAAGGTTTAGGCGAGGAAGATGACTGGTCGGCGGTCGATGCTGGCGATCTTGGTTTCTGCGAGATATTTGACTTTAAGTGTGCCGCGCTGAGAACTTGTGCAGCGTGGGTTACTGGTGGCCCTATCACAGACGAGGAAGACGGAGAAAGCTATGAAGAAAACGAAAGCGGAAAAGAAGATCTCGAAAGTGATGACTGAGTTTGGTAAGGGTAAATTGCACTCAGGAAGCAAGAAAGGCCCAGAGGTAACAAACCCGAAGCAGGCTATTGCTATTGCCTTATCTGAGGCAGGAAAGGCTAAAAAGAAATGAAAGGCTTATACGCAAACATCCACGCTAAACGCGAGCGTATAGCCAAGCAAAAGGCTGCTGGCAAAACTCCTGAGCGTATGCGTAAGCCTGGGAGTCCTGGCGCACCTACGGCTAAGGCTTTCAAAGAATCAGCTAAAACGGCTAAGAAATGACTGCCGCCTGGACTCGTAAGGAAGGCAAGAACGCCAAAGGCGGCCTCAACGAGAAGGGCCGGAAGTCTTACGAGCGTGAGAATCCTGGGTCTGATCTGAAGGCTCCTGTTAAGTCAGGCGATAACCCGCGTAGAGCGTCTTTCCTTGCGAGAATGGGTAACATGCCAGGGCCAGAGAGAAAACCTGATGGAAGCCCTACCAGGCTGCTCTTGAGCCTAAAGGCATGGGGCGCAAGTAGTAAGGCTGATGCTAAGGCAAAGGCTAAGGCTATCTCGGCGAGGAACAAGAAGTGAAGCGTAGAAGGGGTTTATTGGATGAGCCAAAAGAGACTATTCAAGATATTGTCTCTGCTTACCAAAGAAATATTGGAACCCCGTTTGCAAATGTTGTTGGCCCGTTTTCTAGGGGTTTGCTTGGTTTAGAAAGACCTGATTACGGTGAAGAACAGGCTTATAGAACCGGCCAAGCTATTGGAAATATGCCTGCTGTTTCTGCTCCTGTCGGAGCTGTAAAAGCTGCTTTGCAGGCTCCTGAGTTGTTTTCTGCTATTGGGGCAATAGCGCCAAAAGGCGCGAAAAAAGTACGCGAAGCAATAGCAGGCCAGCAAATCAATCAACCAGGTTCTGTAGGATTTGATCCTAGATTTGATCCGAGAGCTAAGGAGCAGCAACGTTTATCCGAGTTAAAGACATCGGTTGAGGCAAAACCTACTCAGGATGTTCCGGCTGTTGATTTATCAAATTACGTCAACAGGCCATTTATCACTTCCATGTCTGACCGCACTGCCGGAGGTGGTTTGCTTACATCTATTAACGATGTTTTATTAAAGCGACCCGTAGAATTACAGGGCGGCCAGGATTTCATGTTTTACAACCCAATGGTCTGGGCATCAGCTAAAGGGCCGGTCAATCAAATAATGAAGTCAGCCGAAATCGTTAAAGAGGTGACTGGGCAAGATCCTTTATACATTCCTTGGAGGATGGCTCCAACAGGAGGTGATTTCGCTACTTTTACCGGAGAGACGATGCTTTCGTTTGCCGAGTCTGCGCTTGGTAAGGGTCAGAAAAAGTCGATGGATAAGAAGATCAAAGAGATCATTCCATCGTGGCCAGGGTTAGATGCCTCTAACAGCTTAGAGGTTTACAGAAATACGCCAGACGCAAAGCGAAAGCAGGTTAAGCAAATGCTTGATGTTGAGTTTCGTGATTTAGGAGGTCTTGGTGTTGGCGAGGCTAGGCTTGCGGTCGCAGATCCAAAACAATTGCAGGGTTTTGATACGCAAATTATGAATGTAGGCCAGGTGTTTACAGATCAGCCTGTCATTCAAAAGTCTGGCCATTATTCGTATCCTTACGGTGTTCCAGGCGAAGGAATTGGTAGAATCAACAAAGATATTGGCATCTTTGAATTGCTCCCAAATGTTGTCGAGGCAAGAAACATTGCCGACCCAAGAAGGCCAGCGCAAACAGATGTCAGGGCTTTACAAATGAAGCCTTATGCTGGTCTGTTAACAGAAGAATTGCTTAAGAGGTTAGGGTACTAACATGATGACCATTGTTGACACAAGCAAAAAAATACCTGCAAAGTTATTTCAGGCTTTATGCCTCTTTGAAACTTATTGCGCGGTATCTAACAAAAAAGAAACAACGCAAGAAGAAGTGATTTCTTGGCTAGAAAAAAGAGTTGGCGACAAGATTTCTAAACAGTTCAAGACAGAGTATCTTTACCAGTAATCTGTTGCAAACAAACAACGAATGGACACTAAACAATCTGAAGATACTGAGAAAAAGATTCCACCGGCTGCTGGCAATGGGAGGCCAAAGGGCTCGCCCAATAAGTCCACTGCTGCGGTGAGGGAAGCCATTGCAAAAATGGCTGAGATGAACGCTCCGAGGTTTGCAATGTGGCTAGATGAAGTGGCTCAGAAGAGCCCAGAGAAGGCTTGCGACATCTACTTAAGAGCAATCGAGTACCACATACCCAAATTAGCCAGGACAGAGGTAACGGGAACTGACGGTCAACCTGTCCAGATGCAAGTGTCATGGGCGCAACCCGAATAGTCATCCCTTATGCGCCAAGGGAGCAGCAGCTAAAGATCCACAATGCGCTATCAGATAAGCGTTTTGCTGTTGTTGTCGCGCATAGACGCATGGGAAAGTCGGTAAGTGCTGTCAACCATCTCATCAGAGCAGCGATAGAAAACAACAAGGAGGCTCCGAGATATGCTTTCATCGGGCCTACCTACTCTCAGACCAAACGAGTTATCTGGGATTACCTCCTCAAATTTACCCAACCACTTAACGCCACTGCCAATATTGCGGAGCTACGGGTTGATTTCTGGGGCAGGAGGATTCAGCTTGCGGGATCTGATAACCCAGACTCTCTGCGAGGACAGTATTTCGATGGCGTTGTATTCGACGAATTTGGCGATCAAGACCCGCGTATCTGGTCGGAGGTGGTTCGTCCCGCCTTGTCGGATAGGATGGGATGGGCTCTCTTCCTTGGAACCCCAAAAGGCGCAAATCACTTCAAGACCTTAAGAGACCATGCAGCAGAGCATAACGATTGGGCCATGCTCGAGTTCAGAGCGTCAGAGACAGGTCTTATCCCTCAAACTGAACTCGATGCCGCTCGATCAGAGATGGGAGACGACAAGTACCTACAAGAGTTTGAGTGTTCCTTCGACTCAGCCATCGAAGGTGCTTACTACGGGCAGCTTCTCAATGAGCTACCGTCTGAAAGGTTCCATGACATCCCTGTAGATGGCATAGCCAAGACTTACGCAGCATGGGATCTAGGGATAGGCGACTCTACTGCTATCTGGGTCTGTCAAAGAGTTGGATTAGAGACACGGCTCATTGACTTTGTGGAGAACCATGGTCAGGGGCTCGATTGGTATGTCAACTGGCTGAGAACAAATCATTACGAACTAGCCGAGCAGTTATTGCCTCACGATGTGCAAGTCAGAGAGTTAGGCTCAGGAAGATCGAGGTTAGAACTCCTGCAAGAAGCAGGGCTAAACATTACGATTGTTCCGAGAATGGGTGTTGACGATGGGATACAGGCCGTAAGAAGGCTGATTCCTTATTGTTGGTTCGACTCCAAGACTAAGCGTGGAGTGGACGCGCTAAGGAATTATCGGCGACAATACGACGATAAGCGTCAAGTTTACTGGGATAAGCCTCTTCACGATTGGGCATCTCATGCTTCTGACGCATTTCGGTATCTTGCGGTTGGTATGTCAGAGCAAACAAGTTGGTCTAAGCCGCTGAAACCTAACGTATCTTGGGTGGTCTAAATGGATGACGGACGATTAAAGGCGATTCTCCAAGGTGAGATTGATAACGCGATAGGTTTCTTGGAGACCGAAACGGTCGAGCAACGTAAGAACGCGCTCACGGCCTACATGCGTGATCCATATGGTAATGAAGTAGAGGGTCGTAGCCAGATCGTAACCGGAGAGGTTGCAGAAGCTATTGACGGGATGCTTCCGCCTCTCATGCGTTTGTTTACGTCTGCTGACCAGATCGGCGTATTTGAGCCTGTAGGCCCAGGTGATGAGCCTATGGCCATGCAAGCTACTGAATATTGCAACTGGGTGCTGATGAAGCAGAATCCAGGTATCTCGATCATGCACGACTGGTTCAAGGACGCAATCCTTCAGAAGGTCGGCGTTATCAAAGCCTACTGGGACGACTCAATTTCAGTCACTAAGGAACAGTACGCAAACCTGACAGACGATGAGCTAGCCATGCTTATGTCTGACGGGACGATGGAGATCGCAGCGCAGGAGACGATTGAGCAAGACATGGACGGCCAAGTCATGCGCGTTCATAACGTCGCGCTCATGCGCAAGACAAAGGCAGGAAGAATCAAGGTTGAGAACGTACCTCCCGAAGAGTTCTTGATTTCCAAAGCAGGAAAGACTGTTCGAGACACTCCCTTTGTCGCACATAGGAAACTTATTACGAGGTCGGATCTTGTCTCAATGGGGTTCGATCCTGAGATCGTGATGAACCTGCCGGTTTACAACGACCTTGAGTTTAGTGCTGAGTACATCGCTCGATACAACCGTGACGAACAACCCTACATGGAGCCAAGCCTCGACAAGTCCATGCAGACAGTTGAGGTGTTCGAGTGCTACCTAAAGACCGACTACGACGGAGACGGGATTGCAGAACTAAGACGGGTGCATTTTTCGGGGAACGAAATCCTAAGCAACGAGGAAACCGACTATGTGCCGTTTTACACCATCTGTCCTATTCCGATTCCTCACAGGTTTTTTGGGGATTGTCCTGCTGATCGTACAGTTGATCTCCAGCTTATCAAGACGACTGTGACGAGGCAGATGCTTGATAACCTGTACCTTCAAAACAATACCCGCATGGGTGCTGTCGAAGGTCAGGTCAACCTCGATGATCTCTTGAGCGTTACTCCTGGCGGTGTGGTGAGGATGAAGAATCCTGCTGCGCTGGTTCCGATTACGACACCTCCTGTTGGTCAGCAAGCCTTCCCTCTTTTAGAGTACCTTGATCAGGTTCAGGCTAAACGCACAGGTGTTACAGAAGCCTCTCAAGGTCTTGACCCTAACATCCTACAGAACGTGACTGCCGCGGCCATAGCGGCCCTTACGCAAGCCTCACAAGGAAAGATCGAACTCATTGCTAGGATCTTTGCAGAAACAGGCGTAAAAGACTTATTCAAAGGACTCTTACACCTCTTATGCAAGTACCAGGACAAAGCAGTTTTGATTCGGATGCGTGGGCAGTACGTCCAGTACGACCCGCGAGAGTGGTCGAACCAGTACGACTGCACAGTGAATGTCGGACTTGGTACGGGGAGCATGGAGCAAAAGATGGCAATGCTCTCAATGGTTCTGTCCAAGCAAGAGCAGATCATTCAAGCGTACGGCCCGAACAATCCTTTGGTTTCTGTCTCGCAGTA